GAATTAAAATATAAACTATGATTTTCAATATCTTTAGGGATTTTAACTAATGCTTTTACACCTTTTCCACTTGGTGAAATCCAACAACTAAAAATATAATCGTCATCAGATATTGAATTTCTAAAATCAATAGCATCTTGTGAAGTTTCAAATTTATCAAAATCTAAAATTATAAGACCTGAATGTTCTTGTATTCCAGCCTTTGATCTATAATTAAAAATACCATTAAAACATACACCAGGTAATTGATTTTTATTTTTATCATAATCAATTTTTGGCAAAGTTCGTAACCACTCAACCATTTGTTTTGATTTACCTTGTCTTATTCTTTCAAGACAAAATAAAACATCTTTGTAAAATCCATTTGAAGTATCGTTTGATTTTCTATAAATAGTAACTTCCATGTTTATATTTTTTTAAAAGTTACAATTTTATGTTCAATCTCATACTCATTTAAAAAGGACCAGCCATCTTCTACTTTTTGTTTATCATAATCATTAGGTAAAGAATCCCAAACTACTGTTAAAATGCCTTTGTGATCATGTAATAAATAAATGTTGTTAATATCAACTTGTATTAACATTTTTCTTAAAGTTCTTAATCTTTCATTTGTGAAGCTTTCACCTCCACCATCTGTTCTTAAAATTTTCATGTTTATATTTTTTAAAAAGTTAATGCCCTACACCTTCCGCTGGTAGTCGGTTGGCATAAGGCATTGATAATATTTTATTTATAGCTACCAGACTACATTTACAAATATAATAAAAAAATCAAAATAAAAAGTTTTATTTAAAAAAAAGTACACAAGTACACATTAAGTCCCTTATATATATAATAGAAAAAAAACTTTTTTATATTTTTTATTTTTTTTTTAAAAAAGTCAAATCAAAGTGTATATGTGTACTATTTTGTTGTAAACCCTTATATTTATTGACTTTAATAACAGTACACATTTTTAAAACAATGTGTACTTTATAGATTAAAAAGTGTACTATTATAAAAAAACCACCGGTTAAGGTGGTTTAATTAGTTGTGTTGAATGCTATTTAAAAATCTAAATCATCATCAGCTTCTTGCGATTCATTAAAGTCATTGGCTATATCGCCATTTAAAACAACCTCAATTTCGTTAATCTCTTTTTTAACTAAATAGGTTTTAAGGTATGCCTCCAATATGTCAAAGCACTCATCGGCCATTGTACATTCTTTATCCGTTAAAGACTTCTCAAATACAAAGTTCGGCATTGAGAACTTAACGGCACCTTTTTTGCCATCTTTGGTATCTTTAACAATTATCCACTCATCAGCTAACCTGGAGCGAGTCTTTTGTGTAAAATCACCCCATTGTTGTGTTGCACTTCCTTTAAGTTGAATATTGGCCAATGATCCATCTTCAAGCATAACATAAATTGACCTTGTATAATGGCCTCCAGCTGCAACAATTTTTTCTTTAATGTCTTTGTATAAACCTTTGGCAATTTCATTACCTTTGAAGGGTTTAACAGTCATCTCCTCTTTTGAAATGAATTTAACTTCATTAGAGTAGATGCTACTACTTGTGGCATCATTCCATCCTTTAACTGTGTGAAGTTCATCAAGAACTAAAAACTTAAATGGTAAAGGGATTTGAACGTTCTCTTGTTTCTCTTTGTCGTAGTAAGAAAAACATTTGTCGTTTGACTTCCACTCAATAAACTTTGTTGCTGGATTGCTTTGCGGTTGTGCAAAGGCTTGTTTGCGATTACTCATAATCTTATTATTTATTTATGGTCCGGAATTAAGATGCCCAAACCTTGCATCTGTTAATTATGATATGCTAATATAATATTATTTTGGTATATTACCAAGAGATAGCTAAAGTATCTTTGCGTGGTGATGTACTTACTCGTGTTACTTCAACCCCATCATCATCGTAAATGCTTGAATTAGACTTTAAAGCTACTTTGAGGAGCATTTCCCTTTCGTTTAGTTTTTCTTTGATTTCTGACCATTTAAAATCATCTTTATAGTTTATGGTTTCGCCACCATTTCTAAAGGTACCTTTAAGGCCAAATGCCTCGAAGTTTTCCTGTGGCACTACTTCTAATATTTTAGAAGTAATTACATCCAGGGCCTCTTGCATTCTTTTAGCTTGTGCCAGTAGTTCATACTTGTCAACTTCACCTCCATCTATAACATCAGTTATAAATTGGGTTGCAGAGAATTGGATCTCTTTTTTGTTTGGCAAGAAGTTCTGTGTTTGTACTTCTTGCTCTCTCATCATCTGAAATAAATCTTTATTACTCATAAAATAGTTCTGATATATTAGTTAATAAAAATCTTTTGTTACTGGTATTGATAAGAAGTGTATATGCTTCTGATACTGTAAGCAAAGACCATAAATAATTATCCTCTAATGCTTTTACCAATCTTGCGTGAGAACTTGGATATAGTTCTGCCATCACTTCCAACTGCTGTTTGTGTTCTTCTTTTAAATTTTCAAATAGTGTTTTCATAATAGTTTGAAATAAAAATCCCTCTTTCAAAATGTAGGTCAGTACAAATCGTCAGAGGGAAATAGTTATGTTTTGGATTAGAGTTCTGACCAACTCGGTTACAAATATAGTAATTTATAATTAATAAACAAATTTATTTTTTAATTCTAAATTGATCTAAATCTTTGTTCCATTTGATCCGCAATCTTTCACGCTCTTTACTTGGAACTGATATTGGCAAAACAACGGCCACATCGTCAATAAATGCTTTAGGTCTGCCTCCGAGATTCTTTTCTTTTTTCATAAATTTTTAGTTTTAAATGTCCGATTTTTTAGGACGTTTTATATTATTTTACCTTTTATGTTATCCAATTCGCTTTGTAATTTCTCTTTATAGTTTGGCAATAACTGTCCTTTTGAGTTATAAACTTCCAGCACACTTATTTCAAAAAGTATAAAATCACATTCTCCTGTCTCTGGAGGATCAAAATAATTACCATAAGAAGGTTTACGATATACTTCAACCTCAATCTCAAAATCAACTACGGCAATACAATTAAAATCATTATCGTAAATTTCAAAGCCTTTGGAGTTAATATAGTAATCAAACCAATTGTAGTTTTCATTACAAAAATCCTTTATTGAATCTATTATTAACCTTTTCATTCTAAAATTAATATTAATAAAATAAACATTGAAGTAATAAAGACAAATCCTTTTACTCCTTTTTTAAGTAATTTTTTTACTTTCTTTTTAGTCATTTTCTTTTAAATTCAATGTTAAACAATCCGAAATCAAAACTTCGAGGCTCTACATAAGAAGGGAACCGATAATTATACATTTCTTTTACTTCTTTAGCACGTTTCTTAAAACTGCTCTTGTGTTTAACTGGACCTGAAAAATCCAATCTTTCAACATCCAAATCCTTTAAATCTATTCCAAGCGTTACAGCCTGGTTATAGAACTTTTGTTTTGCTCTGATACTCATGATTAATATAAAAATCGGGTTAAAAAATATACTGCAATGAATCCAATTGCGTAAACTTGGTACTTTTGCTTTGATAAAAATGTTTTCATAATGTTTTGGTTTAATAATTAATAATAAACAAATATAGTTATTTATAATAAACTACCAAACATTTTAGTAATTATTTTTTATATATCTTTGTTATATGAAGCAGCCAAGAGTGTTAATTGAAACAGAACATGATCAGGAATACCGAAACTTTGATTTTGTTATTGCTGATGTAAATGGTTGTTATGTAATAGATAGCGAGACAATGTGTTTGGTTTTAAATGGAACTGATTTTATATTGGAGTTCAATGGTGAACTATATGATGAGATTAAAAAGAATATAGCTATTAGAAACTTAATTGATAAAAATTAGCGAGAGTAGTAAATTAAAGTTACTCTTTACCTACTCTTTTTTAGGGTAGGTTTAACGTATTTAAAAAAAAGATATGGCAAGACCAAGCGAATATAATTTTGATTTATGTATTGAAATTTGCAATAAAATTGCGGATGGTCAAAACATTAAAAGTATTTTAGAAAGCAAAGATAATTATCCCGCCTTTTCTACTTGGTGTAAATGGAAAAGAGAAAACCAAGAATTATCGAACCTGTATGTAAATTCAATACAAGACAAAAGCGAAAGTGTAGATGCTCAAATCGATGAAATTTGGGAAGGCTGTAAAAATGGTTTGTATGATGCAAGTACAGCAAACGTATTAATCCAAACTTTAAAATGGAAGGCTTCTAAATATTATCCTAAAATGTTTGGCGATAAAGTACAACAAGAACACTCCGGTGAAATCACTACAAACGTTATAAGTTTAGGTAGTGGAATAAAACCAAATGAGATTATTAATTAAGCAAGAACACGCTGTTTATTATCTTAAAGATAATGTAACAAAAGAAATATTATACGGTGGCGCTGCGGGAGGTGGCAAATCCGCTCTCGGTGTTTTATGGCTTATTGAACAATGCCAAGCCTATCCAGGCACCCGTTGGCTAATGGGAAGGTCAAAGCTAAAGACATTAAAAGAAACTACTTTAAATACATTCTTTGAACTTACATCCAATTTAAAGCTATCTACTTCCTATAACTATAATAGTCAAACTGGAGTGATCACCTGGACCAATGGAAGCGAAATACTATTAAAGGATTTATATTCCTATCCCGCTGATCCAAACTTTGATAGTTTGGGTTCGTTAGAGATAACCGGAGCCTTTATAGATGAGTGCAATCAAATATCATTTAAAGCATGGCAAATAGTTACATCAAGGATAAGATATAAACTAAACGAGTACAATTTAACTCCAAAGATATTAGGAACGTGTAACCCTGCAAAGAACTGGACCTATTCAAAGTTTTACATTCCTACTGCTGCCGGAACTATAACAGAAACGAGAAAGTTTATACAATCGCTTCCAACTGACAATCCAAACTTACCGCCATCCTATTTAGACAGTTTACTTGCTTTGGATGAGAATAGTAAGCAAAGGTTGTATTATGGTAATTGGGAGTTCGACAATGATCCTGCAAGGCTTATTGACTTTGATAAGATTCAGAACATATTTACTAATGACTTTGTCGATGCTGGTGATATGTTTATTAGTGCCGATATTGCACGATACGGAAGCGATAAGATGGTAATACTTGTTTGGAGTGGCTTCCGGGTTATTGAGATATTTACGCTTGACAAATCAAGTATTACCGAAACTGCCGAAGCAATCAAATCACTAATGAATAAACATCGGGTGCCATTGTCTAACGTTATTGCCGATGAAGATGGTGTTGGTGGTGGTGTTGTTGATATTGTACGTTGCAAAGGATTTGTAAACAACTCCAAAGCATTGAAAGAGGAAAACAATAATGTAGAGTATCAAAATTTAAAAACGCAATGCTATTATAAACTCGCTGAACTAATACAATCCAACAAACTATTTATTGATTGCAGTAATGCCGATACACAAGATATAATAACAAAAGAATTAGAACAGGTTAAAAGGGATAAGATTGACCAAGATGGTAAGTTGAGAATATTGCCAAAAGAGAAAGTAAAAGAGTTAATAGGCCATTCACCCGATTACTCTGATGCGTTAGCAATGCGATTCTACTTTGACTTAAAACAAACTTTCTTTACCTTCTAAAAAAAATATATATACTATTTATATTAAGTCTAAATAAAATTTATATCTTTGTATCTATAAACACTAATTTTAATGGATAGAATAGAGTTCAAACAATTAGCATACGACTTGAAAGAGTTAGACGAAAGCAAAGGAGTTGTTACTGCTTATGCTAACGTTTACAATGTAAAAGACAGCGATGGTGATATTTCCGCTTATGGATCGTTTAATAAAACGGTTGCAGAGAACTTCAAACGTATTCGAGTATTGAAGGACCATAACCCTACTATGATGATTGGTGTTCCTTTAGAGATTGATACTAAAGATACTTATGGTTTGCTAACTACAACCCAATTCAATATGAAGAAGGATTTAGGTCGTGATATGTTTACGGATGTAAAACTTATGTATGATAGCAATTTAAATGCAGAGTTAAGCATTGGTTATAAAGTTATTTCTAGGGATGCAAAAGAGAAGGCCAAAATTACAGAGTATAAACTTGGTGAGTACTCATTCCTTTCAAGTTGGGCAGCTAACGAATTGAGTACAGTACAAAATATAAAAGCTATTAAATCGCATTATGGTTTAATGGAATTAATAACAAAAGCATACGATTTGGATTATTCTGATGCCAGGTTAAAACAAATCGAAACATTATTAAAAGCACTTACAGATGAGCCGTCAGAGCCTGACACTTTAACAAATAAGCCGCTTATATTAGACACGTTAAAATCATTTACAAACTCGTTAAATTTAAAATAAGATGAACGAATTAGAATTAAAAGCGGAATTATCTGCAATCAAAACAGGTCTTGAAACAAAGACTGCAACCGAAGTAAAAAGCGCAATCGATGCGTTAGAGGTTAAAATGACAGAAGCAAACAAAACACAATTTGCTACTGAATTAAAAGCTGCTACTGAAGCAATGGAAGCTAAATTTGCTGCTGACTTAAAAGCGGTACAAGATCACGCTGACAAACTTGATGTTAAACTTCAAGAAAAAGCAAGTCAAACTGCAAACGAAGATACTTTAGTAAAATCTATCAAAGAAAACTTTGAAGGTATTTCTAACGTTAGAAAAGGAAACGCTGTACAAGTTAAAGCTGTTGGTAACATGACTTTGCCAGTAAACTTGACTGGTGATGCTCCAAGAGTTTACAACAACAACGTTGTTATGGTTCCTGGTCAATTGTTAAACGTTTCTGATTTAGTTGGAAGTGTAAACATTGAAGGAGGTACTTATACTTACCCAAGAGAAACAGGTGGTGAAGGTTCTATATCTGCACAAACAGAAGGAAGTTCAAAATCTCAAAAGGATTACGATATCACTATGGTAGATTTAGCTACTAACTTTATAGCTGGTTTTACTCGTTACTCTAAAAAGATGGCTAACAACTTGCCTTTCTTAACTTCATTCATTCCTGATGCTTTACGTAGAGATTACGCAATCGCTGAAAACTCAATCTTTAATACTGTTTTAGCTGCTGCTGCAACTGCATCAACTCAAATCATTACAGGTAAAAATAAGATTGAAATGTTGTTAAATGAAATCGCAACACAAGAAGGTTTGAATTTCCAAGTTAATGGAATTGTAGTAAGACCTGCTGATTATTGGGATATCTTGAAAACTGAAAAATCAACTGGTGCTGGTTACGGATTACCTGGAATTGTTACACTTGAAAATGGGCAATTAAGAATCAACGGTATTCCAATATACAGAGCGAATTGGTTAGCTGCTAACAAATATTATGTTGGAGACTGGACAAGAGTTAATAAAATCGTAACTGAAGGACTTTCTTTAGAGTTTTCAGAAACTGAAGGAACTAACTTTGTGAACAACAACATTACTGCACGTATTGAGTCGCAAGTAGGTTTAGCTGTTGAGCAACCAGCTGCTATCATTTACGGAGACTTTACTGCTACTGCATAATTATTCCGAGTTATTTAAACTAAAGCCACTGCTTGATTGTGGTGGCTTTTTTTATTTTAATAAATTAAATTAATAAACAAGTGATGACATTCAAAGTATTAAAACCGTTTTACACTCATTCTAATAAACAAAACTATAAAGTAGATGAAACTATTGAGTTGACTAAAGAAGAAGCTTTAGGGATGCTTACAGATGGTTACATAGAAGAAGTTAAAGAAACTAAAAGCAAAAAATAATGACTAATTATACCGATGTTATTTCTTTAGAACAAGCGAAGTTATATCTTAAAATCGATGATGGGCAAACCGTTACCGATGATGAAATAACCGGAATGATAAACTCTGCACTTTCTTATATTGAGAAACGTACAAATCACATATTTAAAACACGTGATAAAGTATATTTTAAAGATTGTGCTTTAGTGCAACAAGTTAGAGTTTACGATTATCCTATTGACAATACTGAAACCGAGTTTGATATAATTTACAGACCTTTATTTGCTATTGTTCCAACGGTTAATAATATGGTTACTTTAACAACTGGATATACTTCTGTTGAGGATATTCCTTCGGAGTTAATTGATTCAGCTTTGCAACTGATAAACTTTTGGTTTTACAATTCAGAAACTAAAAACGCTATGAACTCGGTTCCTGACTTTGTATTATCTAATATTGATCTTAACAGACGATTTTTATAATGATTGCACGAAAATACGATAAAATTATTGAAATGTGGAAAACAGTAACTGTTGCTGATGGCTATGGTGGTAACGTTGTTACAACTGAATTAGACTATTCTTTATGGTCAAACGTAACAACAAATCAATCCAGCAGAACAAACGAAAACGGACAAAACGATAATTTTGTACAGGCAATTTTTACAGTGCGTAACAACCCGAATATAAATATTTCTATAAAAGATAACTTCATTGTTTATAATAGTGTTACTTACAATATCGATAGCGTTTTAAATATTGACTTGGATAATATTGATATTCAAATACAAGCCACACAAAGAACCTAATGGAAATAAAAGGCTTAAATAGTGTTTTGGCTAATATACGAAAGTACGGCAAAGAAGCTGAAAAGGATATTGAAGGAGTTACTGAATTGGTGGCTCGTAATATTGAAAAGAACGCTAAAAATTACGCTCCGGCAAACTTTGGTAAGTTGGGACAATCTATACAAGCCATTAAAGATAATCCGTTAAATTGGAAGATTGAAGCTGGAGGAGTGATTGCTCCTTATGCTCCATTTGTTGAGTTTGGCACCGGTGGTTTAGTTAATGTTCCAAACGAACTAAAGGACCAGGCGATTAAGTTTAAGGGTAAAGGAATAAAGCAAGTTAATTTAAGGGCGAGACCTTATTTATATCCAGCATTATTGCAAGGGAGAACAGAATATTTAGAGAAGTTAAAAAAAGTATTAGACAAATATGGTAAATCCAAATAAATACGTTAGAAAAGCTTTATACGATGCCATAATAGGCGATTATGATTGTTATGATATGCAAGTAACCGGCAATGATAATCCAACTCAATACGTTATTATTTCAACCCAGGATAAAGAGATTGACAAAGCCACTAAATGTAATTATCAATGGATTTCTTATACTCTTTTAGATATTGTAAAAATCTATAATGGTGCGGGAAATGTGGGCAGTAGATTGGTTAACGATGACATGGAAAACAATATATTATCATTAATTGAAAACATTACTATTGATGGATATACAGTTGTAAATCGTAGATATGAGTTCCCAAGTAATTTAGATAGCAGTACAGCAACACAAACAGTTTATAGAAATTTTATTCGAGTTATTTTAACTTTAGAATAAATTTTATAATTATTTAGAATAAATATAAATAAAATTATTATCTTTGAAATTAAAATTACTAATATATAAAAAATAGAAATTATGTCAATAAGAGGAGAAAAAGGAATACTTTACATTTATGATGATTCAAAACTTGTTCCAGCATATCAACCAATTGCTTGTCTTACTTCAAACGGATTAAACACAACAGTATCAATGATTGAAAGTACTACTAAATGTTTCCCGGGTGTTGTTAAAAAAACCCCAGGTACATTTAGTTATTCATTAGATGCAGAAGGCGAGTACATCGATACAACTACTGTAGGTGGTGATGATGCAAAAACTTCGCATGATGCTTTGTTTTTGTTACAAAGAAACAAAGATTTAGTAACTTGGAAATTAGATACTGATGTTGATAATGGTGATTCTGTAAAATATTATGGTTATGCTTACATTACTGATTTAAGTGCTACCTTTGGAAGTGGTGATGAGGTTACAACTTTTTCACTTACTTTAGATGGTGAAGGTGCAATATTATTATCAGATCCTAACGAAGATTAATGAAACAAATAACCTTAAATATAGGAGGCAAAGAGCGTTTATTTCATTTCGGTTTGGGTTTTTTAGGAAACTTACTCGAAAGCGAAAATGTATCAATGACTGAAATTGATGCTAAATTAGCAGAGAATCCTTTTAAATGGATTCCGTTAATTATGTATTATAGTTGTGCATTTGGTTTTAAACGTAGAAACGAGTTCCCTGATTTTGATGCTTTTGATATGGCAGAGTGGATTGACGAAATTGGGATGGATAGCCAAATAGTTACAAGTTTCTTTCAAGCCTTCACACAATCATTAACAAAGGATGTTCCGGAAGATAAAAGCAAAAAAAAAATAGTAACGAAAAAATAAACTGGAGCGAGGATGTAATTTCTTTTGCCATTGGTGAATTAAGAATGTCGAGTTTGGAAGCGGTTTACGATATGACGTGGGCGGAGTTTCAAATTCGACTTTTTGCATATAAAAGGCAGGACTTATACGATTGGCAAAAGTTAAGGGAATTAATGTGGACCAGTTACATTGCACCTCATCAAGATCCTAAAAAGATGGTTAAACGCAAAGAAGCGTTTTTACCTTTGAATAATGAAAAGCAAAGTAAGTCAGGTGTAACGGATGAGATGAGACAAAGATTTATTGAGGAGTTTAAAAAGTATCAAGAAAAAATAAAAGCATAATGGCAGGAGGTAAATTAACAGTTGAGATTGGAGCAGACATTACCGACTTTGAAAATAAAATCAAAGAAGTTGAGTTAGACATAAAAGAACTCTCAAAGGTCAAACTTGATAGGTTGAAAGTTGGTTTAGATACTACTGAAATCAATTCGCAAATAAAAGATGCAAAGGCAAGTTTAAACAGCCTTAAAACTACTGTTAAAGATACAGGAGCGCAAATAGGCGGTCAATTTACTAGACAAGTTGGTAATGGTACTAACACACTAACTCAATTTAGTAGAATAGC